CCGCACATGGGAGAGCAAGCCGGTACTGAAAACACAAACGGGTGAAGTGTTTGTGTTCGATATGAAAAATCCTGTGCACCAGGCGGTGATCATGCAGGGTATGGGCATTGTCGAGTACGCGAATTTCCCCAAAATGCGGTTGAGCTATTTCATTGGACCTCACCGTGTCGCTGACATGGACAGCCCACATCCACACAATAAATTCCCTTATGTACCGTTTTGGGGGTTCCGCGAAGACCGTACAAGTATTCCCTACGGCTTGATTCGGCGCATGATGCCAGCGCAGGACGAAATTAATAAGCGTCGATCGAAGCTCACATGGATTTTGAATAAAATTACTGTGTTGAAGGATGATGACGCAGTTGAAAACATGAGTAATGATGACCTGATTGACGAATTACTCATGGGCGATTCTGTAATCGACATGAACTCTACGAGAAAGAACCCAAAAGGTCTGGATATTCAGTGGGGCAATGAAATTGCATCGCAGCAGTTCCAAGTCATGCAGGATGCGCAGCAGCTCATTCAGGAGACTGCCGGTATCTACTCCGCGTTTTTAGGGCAGGACTCCAGCGCTACCAGTGGTGTTGCGATTGATTCGTTAGTAGAGCAGGGCACTACGACAATGGGTGAGTTGAATGACAACTATCGGTTCGCACGCAGACTGGTTGGTGAATTACTCTTGGCCAATATCGTTGATGATATCGGTGATCGTGAACATGCAGTGCAGGTCAACGTAAACAAAGCTGACAAAACGAAGGTTGTACAACTCAATCAGCGTGTTGCCGACGAGCATGGTCGCAAGACAATCACAAATTCAATAACACGTACGAAAACCCAAGTTGTTCTTTCTGATATCACCAATACGCCAGGTTATCGTCAGCAAGTGGCTAAGGGCTTGCTTGAGATTGTTGGTCAGGTGCCTCCACAGTTCCAAGCTCACATTCTGCCAATGGTAATTGAAATGTTGGATATTCCAGAAGATAAACGACAAGAGCTGTTGAAAAATATCCGTACTGCCTCTGGCCAGGTTGATCCAGAAACTCTGAGTGATCAAGAGCGTGAAGCACTCGAGAAGAAGCAGCAATTGCAGGACGCCATTGAGAAGTTAGGTTTCGAAAAAATGCAGCTTGAGCTTCAGAAGCTCTCGGGCGATGTTCGTAATCTTAATGCCAAAACGGATAGGGAGACCGCAGAGGTAAAGAACACCATGGCTGAAACAAAAGAGAAGCTCGCAAGGGTTAAGAAGATCATGGCCGATACGGTTGCTGTACGCGCACAGCTTCACGATGCGATGCAGGCAGAGGCTAAGTACCAACAAAGCGCGTCAATGGCAGCGTAAAGAGCGGGGAGCCCAGATAATGAGCAAATTCGATAAAGCAGATACCGAGAGCGTTGTAGCCATGATTGATGGCGACAGTATTCATGGTACTAAAAAAGAGGTTGCTGAGATTGGCCTTTGTGAAGAAAACGAAATTCACGTTTCTGCCGGTGGTGTGACACTGTATTTTCGTCAGCATGACTTACAGCAAGCATTGTCTAGGCTGAATCAAAGGCAAGCAGCAAAGCGTAAGGCTGAAGCTGAAGCTGAGCATAAGTAAAATCTCCTTCTAATACTTTAATTTGAACCCGCGAAGTGCGGGTTTTTTGTGCCTGATTTTCGCCCCCCTGAGCGATAGATGGGGAATAAACCTTTCGTAATCCCTGAACGATAGATGGGAAAACCCTCGCATCCATAGCGATAAATGGAGTCAAAGCACGATGAGTAATGATGATTTAGATCTTGACGGTATGACTGAAGAAGAGCTGGACGCAATATTGGAATCTGATGATCCCGATAAGATTTCGGCCCTGTTTGATGATGACGATGAAGAGGGGAAGGCCGCAATCAAAGCCGATGACCTCGAAGAGCAAATCAAAACGGATACCGTTCCCGATAAAACTGAGATCGATACTGAGAACGATAAACTAGACGTAGAGCGCGCGAATTCGTCTGTCGCTTCTGATCAGGATGGTGGTGCAGAATATACGCGGGAAAATGCCGTAATACTTAGCAAAGATGGTAAGCACCAGCTGCCCTATGGCGTAGTTGAAAGTGCGCGTGGACGTGAGGCCGCAGCGAAGGCAGAAGCAGCACGACTGCAAAAGGAATTGGACGAAGAGCGTTCATCAAATCAAAAAACCGAAATGCTTTTGAAGCGTAATGGAGTTGATTTGGAGGAACTGGAAAACGGTGAAGTACTTACTGATGAAGTGTTGGGGGAAATCGCGAAGATTGATCCTGAGATCGGTAAGGTTATCCGAATTCTCTCTGACCAAAACAAGGATTTATCTGCGCAGGTGAGCGCTTTTGCTAGTAAGGAAATCACTTCCTCTGAAGACACTACGGAAGATGCAGACCCCGTAGAGTTGGCAATTCAAGAAAACACTTCACTTTCTGGTTGGCGTAAGTCAGACCAAGATCGTTGGGAAACAGCCGTTGAGTTTGATGGCATGCTTCAAAAGCACCCCGACTGGAAAGATAAATCATTCTCCGCACGCTTTGCCGAGGCTGAACGGCTTACCAAGAAAGACTTTGGTGATCCGCTGACGCCCACTCAACCCAATTCTGGCGATGAGTCTGGTGAAGATGCAGCAAAAAAAGCTTTAGCTGCTGCAAAACAAAAACAGGCTCCTCGTTCATTGACTGATTTGGGGCAATCACCCGCGACTGAAAAATCTCAAAATGAAGTGATCGCAGAACTTGACGATGCTGATGCTATCGCCGGGAAGATGGAAGGTATGTCTACTGAACAGATCGATCAGCTACTCGCTGATATTGAGTAATAAAGCGCTGGTGTTGCTCCATGAGTATACGGAGTAACTAATGACTGTTATCAAATCTGGCTCACCAGGAGCCAACAAACTCTACAATGCGGCACTCTTCACTGAGTCTACCCGCCGGCTTTCCTTCACCAATATGCTAACGGGTTCTGCTCCAAAGTCCCCGAGCAAAAACAAAATGGATGGACGCAAGCAAACCGAAGCTGGCGCCCCATTTGTTCGTATTACCGATCTCTCGAAGGCTGCAGGCGATGAAGTCACAGTTGATTTGTTTCACCAGTTGCGCGGAAAGCCGACAATGGGAGACCGTAAGATCGCTGGCCGTGGTGAAAAGCTGACATCTAGCCATTTCAACGTAAAGATCAATCAAGGCCGTCACCAGGTAGAGTCGGGTGGCCGTATGACTCGCAAACGTACAAAGCACAATATTATGGCGTTGGCGAAAACCATGCTTGGCCCGTACTTCAATCGCTTCGATGATCAGGTAACACACTGCCATCTAGCCGGTGCACGTGGTGACCATATCGATGCCGATTGGATCGTTCCTCTCGAGTCCGATGAGGAGTTCGCGGAGGAAATGATTAACCCCATTACGCCTCCAACCTATGATCGTCATATGTTTGGTGGTGACGCAACGAGCTTTGAAACTATCGACAGTGCGGACCTTTTCGGTCTTCCAGCCGTGGATAATATCCGACTCGCTATGGATGAAATGGCGTACCCGATTCAGCCCATTAAGTTTGAAAAAGATCCACACGCAGAAGAAAGTCCGTTCTATGTTTTGGGTGTATCGCCTAGACAGTGGCATGACTTCTGGACGGGTGCAGATGGTGCGACCATTCGCACTCTGCAGGCCGCTGTTCATAAGCGAGCCAGCGATTTCAATCACCCGATCTTTAAAGGCGAGTGCGTGATGTGGAATAACATCCTTATTCGCAAAATGACTCGCCCGATTCGGTTCAATACCGGCTCTACTGTGAATATTTGTACCAATACCAACGATGCGCAAGTTACACAGGCAACCGCGGGTACTCGTATCGAGCGTGCGAGCCTTCTGGGTGCTCAAGCCCTTGCGTGCGCGTATGGCCAAGCGGGTGAAAAATCGAAGGGTGGTTACTACTTCGATATGTTCTCGGAAGCAACCGATGCTGGTAATGCTAATGAGCACACTATCGCTTGGATGAACGGTAAGAAAAAGTTCCAGTTCAAAGGCAGTGATGGTCGTGTTAACGATCATGGTGTTATGACTCTGGATACCGCCGTTTCCGGCTAATCACTCACTATCAATAATAAATAGCGGCCTCGGTCGCTATTTACTGTTTTTTATTTACCTTTAAACCATAGGAGTACAAATCTATGGATGCTAATCGTTTTAAAAGTCATGCGATGTCACAGGCGTATGGCGATGCTTGTATATTCTTGAGTTCAGTTGATTTTGATGCTACCGCTGCTGGTGAGTCTGTTAATTTTGCGGATATGCCGGCAGGTTCAGAACTTATCAAAGTCGAATCGCTGAATGATCCGTTGGGAGCCGGTACTACTATGCAGTACGGAATTGAATACCCCGATGGTGGCGGCACTGATGATGATGCTCATTTTCTACCTGCAGCGGCGTCTACCGCCCTTGCTCGAAGAGAAAGCCTGACTCATCCGTTTACCGTTGAAGACCGGGCAATCATCACTGGTCGTTTGGCTGGTGGTACCGCTACCGGGAAGGTAACGGTTTCTGTTCACTACCGTTTTCGCGGAAATATGTAACTGATTAACAACCCCCCGAAACGCCCACAGTACGTAGTCGTGGGTATCACCTAAGCCCGCTCGAAGTTTGAGCGGGCTTCCTTTTTTAATGCTAGTTCTCGTACGGGAATGATAGTTATGAACAAAAGTATTAACGTAGTTTACGTTGGTCGTAAAAACTTTAAGGCGGATACCATAGCCAACACATCTACTATTTGGCTCGAGTACGGTGATGTGCAAGAAGTGGAGGCGCAGGCCGCAGTAAAGCTGCTCAAGCACAAAGACGTGTGGGTAACTGAGTCGGTTTTTAAGTGTATGCCGCAGGATTTGGAGCCACTACCAGAACCAAAACCCGCACCAAAAATCGATGATATTCCAACCATTGATTTTGATTCGATCAAAAAGCCTCCTAGTCATGAACCTCCTAAGCCCGGATTGGGCGATGGTCTTGTTGCCGAACCTTCTGCAGAGCTTTTGAAAGTTTTGACTGATATTCGCAGCGAAAATAATCCCGACAGCTTTACTAACAAAAACATGCCGAAAATTGATGTTGTTCGTGCGCGTGCAGGTGGTGATGTAGGTGTTGCTGATCTTAATGCAGCGTGGAAGCAGGTTAACGGGGTTTAAGCATTATGGGTGCGAATGTTGAGGAACTGACGAATACAATTGTTGCGGGTTTGCGTGACTCTTCGAACGATTCGTGGCCGGAGCAATCGATTTGGGGGGCGATTTTGGAAGCAGAAAAAGTCATTACCAATTTTCGCCCTGATGCTACCGCCACCGATGCAGACTTTACGTGTGCTGCTGGTCATCGCCAAGATTTGTCAACGATGCCCGGTATCACTCCGCTTCGGTTCCTCGACGCACAGCACAATGGAACTACTGAAGTCCCAGGTAGAACAATTCGCGTAGTTGATCAGGGTACGCTTAATAGATTAAAACCTGACTGGCGAGCTGAAACACAGGGCAACGCTGTGCGGCAAGTCATGTACGACGAGAGATTCCCTCTAGTTTTTTTGACATACCCACCTATCGCGGCCGGTACGGTTATACACATTGGATTCTCCAGAGAGCCAGCGGATTACGGGAATGTCGACGGGAATACTGAAACAACGGTATCTGGTGTGTTCTCCCCAATGATTCTTGAATGCGCACTCTACCGGTTACTTGGGCACGATGTTGAAGGCTCAGTAAATGTTTCTCGTAGCCAGCAGCACTGGAATAATTTTCAGGCAATGATGGGTATTAAGATTGAGGCTGATAAAGTCTTCGGCCCCAAAAATCCGGAGCATAAACGCTAATGAGTAGTGTAAGGGCTCCATACCATAAGCTGACCGAAGATATCGGGCAGATCGCAAATGAAGTCACGTTCGAAGTTGAAGCTCCAGATATCATCGTTGAGCACTATGTAAAACGTGCAATTACTCAATTCTGCGAACGGTCGGAATTTTGGCAGGAAGATATTGGGCCAGCGCGAGTGACGTCCTCCACCAATACTATCGATATTTCATCTTCCCGCTACTCAAACATTGTTCAACTGAAATCAATTTGGGTTCCAGGTGATGACGATAATGATTACATTGAATTAGCCAAAGGCAATGACTACTTGGGTAACACCGATTGGATATACAGTCAAAGCTCTGTCGATACGATCAGTGTTTTTCCCCACACGGAGTTGATAGGCAAAGACGTAATAATCAATGCGGCACTAAAGCCGATTGAGTACTCAGGAACATTCAAATTTAGCGAGCAGATATTGAGAGAATATTTTGACGCTATTATTGCCGGAACAAAAGGCGCTCTTTATATGATCCCTAATAAAATGTGGACTGATATAAGGCTAGGTAGTGAACATTATTCGCTATTTGAGCTGGAGGCCAATAAAGCTCTTGCTCGAGGAAATCGTGGATTTGATCGAACACCTAAGCGCATTCACCACAAAGCGAGAGATTTTTATTAATGCCAGTGACCACCCGAAACATCACCGTCACTCTATATGATTTTGATGGCTCTCCATTAGAAAGTGCGACAGTACGGATAAAATTGGTCGGCCTAGGTAATAGCGCTGATGGTGCCATTTCACCTGGAGATAAACAGGGGTATACCGATCCAAATGGACGCGTTGTTTTTGCTCTTTGGCAAAATGACTTTTCCTACTCGGATACCTACTATGAGTTGTCTAGTTGGCATCCAACTACCGGGCAATCAATTCACAAGCGAGAACAGTTTGTCGTCGGTGACAGCGATGCTGCAGTCGAGAATCTAATCAATGTGGCACCGACAAAAATTGATCCGACGCAGGCGTTGGCTGATCAAGTATCACAGGATAGGGCAGCCATAGAGGCCATTGCAGAATCGTTGTCTGGGGTACCTGTCAGCACTATAACTGTCGAAAACCAGATGATTATTGCAGTTACCGAAACTCCAATTGAGATCGTTCTTGGGCAGGCAGAAGATTTTAACGAGGATCAGATTGTGTATAGCGCTGATCCTGCTGATGATATTGATATCACTGGCAACACGGCAGTATTTGAAAGTGCATCAACGGGGTTTCAGGCTATTACTATTACGGCGACACTCTCAAACGCAAGCTCGGCGACGGCTGTATTGAGTGTCACTGTTTTTGATTCCGCATCAATCATCGAGTATCAGCTACCAGCCGTGGTCGTAATATGACCATTTATATCTCAGCGGAAAAAGTCATCTGCTTAATTGCAGCGATTTATAAAACAAAATAATTGACCCCAACGCAGTAATTAAATAGTAAACGGCAGAGGATAAATGGCAGAAATAACAATAGTATCCAGCGGAAACGTCAATGTTGCATCGAACTATTTTCCAGCACAAATACCGACCGCCTTAGATACTGTGATTTTTGGCGCATACTCAATGCTTGTTCCGGGCGGCTACACATGGAACCCTGGCGCAATCGAAATGACAGGAACAGGCGACCTAACAAGGGCCAGTCTTACAGTTCAATCCGGTGGGCAGATGCACCAAGCAGGGGTTGTTACATGTAATGCTTATAATCACGTTAGAATTGAGGGTACAGGACTATGGGATATGAAGGGCAATAATGTTCTTCTAACCGTTAATACAGGAACCGCGGTTAATAATATTCACGAAATGGCTGGTACCGACAAATCAAACCACGCCAGAATCATAGACTCAGTTGGTGGCGCACACTGGGGGGCGGCAGCTGGTGCTGCAGCAAGAGCAAAACTAGATTGGCAGCATTTTACACTTAAAAATATGTCATTTGGGCTTGGTGGAAACTGGTATGCCGGACACCCGGTAAACACTAGAGAGGGTGTATTTAAGGATCTTTATGAGTGGTCGCTAGGCTCCGGCTATACCAACGGTGAAGAGCAATTTATATTCAATTATGTGGATGTAGTTGGCAGCAATTCGGCCTCATCTCAAATTGGCGTGATTGCCGCGCAGAAAGGAAACGGAGCCGGAGGCCTGCACCAATCTATCGGCGTAACAATTGACCCCCAGCGCCACGGTATGAATTTACGAATTGAATACATGGACTGTGAGCGAGTTGGCTGGGTAGCGAAAGACATCCTGCTTGGCACAATGGTTCAAAGCAATTTCTACCTAAATCAATGCTTTGTTTATTTTGGCCCGGATTCTTCGTGGAGCGCCATAGGCGGCGGGCATTTCGGTTTAAAAGATTCTGTTGCGCTGGTCGCTACAAACAACCCGCACACAACAGAAGACTTTGAATCCGTTACGGGCTCATTTATCGATGCACCGTATACCGCCGCAGTTATTAACGACGCTGGGGATCACTGCATATTACCCGCAAATGCGGATTTTGAGCTAAGCAACACAATCATTGTTGATGAGCTTGGTGGCGTTGCGTTAAATGCGTTAGGAGCACCGCACCTTGGTAATTACTCTGCAAACCACAACACATTAATTGTTGATGTTCCCGATAATACCGGCAGGTATTACGGAGTCTTAGCTCGAACGGAGTCGGGTGGTAGTTACGATGGTACGCTAGGATTGCATAATAATTTATGCTTCGTACGCAGTAATCCGAACGCTTACGATGACATTATGGCAATCAACATCGATACCGCTGGCAACGACCAAGTTACGACGATGGGCAATAACGCATTTATCGGTTTTGCCGTGCTAGCTGCAAATCGCTTTAATGGTGTGCTGAGTGCAACAAAAGCTATCGGTGCTCCAGGCTACGGCGCTGGCGACATCATTGACGTTGAACCGGATTTTGTTGACGTTAACAGGAATACAGCTTCTTGGCAGGCATCACAAAACGGTGGTGGCGGGGCGGCAGAGGCTATTGCTTCCGCGCTTTTGGTTAACGGATATAACGTAGCTACGGATGATCAAAGCGGTACGCCTTCTGGGTTTTTAGCATCATCGATAATTAACTATGTTCGGGACGGACTGGTACCGACAAACATCGCATACGATGGGACCGCAAGTGACGGCGGCACTATTGGCGCAGTAGCTTATGCTGCAAATGACTCTGTTGCTCCGGTGTTTTCATCTCCGCTGTCAATCTCAAGTATCACCAGCACGTCATTTAATGCCGATTTCACGATAGATGAAGACTCCAATGTTTCTGCATTACTGACAACTATCGCAGCCGCTCAGCCCAGTGACACGTTTTTCGATGAAGGCGACGATATAATCGCAGCTACTGCCGCAACGCCGGCAACGATACCTTTATCCCTGCTTACTCAGGGCACAGCATATAAAGTGTGGCTCCAGGCTGTAGATGCCGCTTTAAATCGAAGCGTAGACAGTGAAAGGGTGTATTTGCCAAGAGCAGGATTCAATACTGTTATTGTCACAATACCGAGTGCAGTGGTAGAAGATAGGATTGAATCTACACCCGACATTGTTTCAGGCCTGATTATAGAGTGGGGCAATTACGTTAACTGCAGTAGTGTTACAGTTAATGCCGACGCCACCTTTAGCCAGACCATAACTGACGTAGAGCAGGTGTCGTCATTCGATGCTCGCATTATTGATTTGTTGACCGGCGATATTAGTGCAGATGTAATACAAACAACCCCAGCGCAAACGTTTATCCCCGTTATGCCTTCGGACGCAGATATTAGCGTTAACGAAGAACAAAGCGCTGTGGGAACATTTGCCGCAATATCTGGAACCGAGCCAATTGTTTACGATCTTTTGGGTGTTGACGCTGCGTTATTCTCCATCAACAGTAGTACAGGAGCCGTTATTTTTAGTAGCTCTCCTGACTTTGAAAACCCAGTAGATATTGGGGAAGACAATGTATTCAATATTGGTGTTCGAGCGACAAATGCTTTAGGCAATGCCATTCAGTCGGTTGCTATTACGCTACTCAACGTTGTTGAGGACACCATGGTTGACGAGTATTCGTTCACCAATGTTTCAGGTGCAGCGCTTTCAACACAAGTAATTTCAGATGCGATTACCGTGGCAGGTATCGATGGCCCAGTATCAATATCGATTACCAACGGCGAATATCGAATTGATGCGGGCACTTGGATTACTACTAGCGGCATTGTAAGCGCTGGTGATTTTGTTGAGCTTAGGCAGACATCTTCGTCCGTATATGAAACTCCTGTCATTGCAACGCTGAATATAAACGGCATAACCGCAAACTGGAGAGTAACCACGCTTGCTGACGTGCCAGCAGAGCAGGTTGTATCGATTGGTGGCGATAGTAATATCCGCGCTGGAGAGGCCTGTGTAATTGAAACGACAGGTATTGACTGGACTAACATCATCCAAGTCACGCTTAGTTCTGGGATCACAGAATATGCGTTAACGGTTCTGGGTGCTGGATTCGTTTACATTCCCACTACCGTCCCTACCGGTTCTTACACGCTAATTTTGCGAGAGTTTAATTAATTGCAGCCTCTTATTTTAGCCTCGTTCAAGGGTACGATCCCGCGAATTGATCCTACACTCTTGCCTGCACATAATGCCCAAATTGCAAAAGACTGTGACCTAAGTAAAGGTGTCGTGTCGCCATCTAAACGGCCTCTCGATACCGGTGTGTTGTTGCTGGGCAGTACGCAAAGTGTATTTCGGTACAACCGTGAATCAAATGGTGGGGAAGGGTTCTGGTTGCAGTTTGATGCCGATGTGAGTGTTGTTGCTAGCCCGATTGAAGACGATCCATATCGCCGCGTTTATTACACAGGTATAGGTGCGCCGAAGTTCACGGCAATAGATATTGCCACTGCGGGTGATGGGCCATACCCGACTGCGGCTTATGATTTAGGTATTCAGGCGCCCCTACTTGCGCCCTCTGTAACGGGCCCAATTGGTGACCCACCGGATGGTGGAATTAAAATACCTACAAGTTACCAGTACACGGTTGTTGATAAATACGGTGCCGAAGGGCCACCTAGCGATGTGAGTGTTGCGGTTGATCGCTGGGATGGTGATTCAGTTGAGCTTTCAAACCTACAAGTGCCGGCAGGAAATTTCGTTATTGAATCTATTCGTATCTATCGAATTGAATATAACGGGCTATATCAGCGCGTGGCAACAATCCCCGCGACCCAGGATACCTTCAGTGACACCATCGAGTCTGCTTATCTTGGTCACCAGGTACCGAGTGACACATGGTTACCGCCGAATTCAAAAATGACTGGGTTAACTGAGTTACCCAACGGGGTGCTAATGGGATATTGGGATAACACCATTGCTTTTTCAGAACCCTATCAGCCGCATGCATGGCCAATAGAATATCGACATGCGCTGGGTTCAAAGATTGTTGGTGCAGCCGTTTCGGATGTTGGCGTAATTGTGGTAACGGAATCTAAACCATATTTTTTAGTTGGTTCTCATCCTAGTTCATTTTCAGAGCAACCGATCGATGCGATTCAAGCGGGTGTGTCAAAGCGTTCAGTGGTCGATCTTGGCAGCGTGGTTGTGTTTGCGACTACGGAAGGTCTGGTCGGCCCCGGTGGTGTTTATACAGCTGGTCACATTGATGCTGACGAATGGAAAGCACTGAAGCCTGAAACCATCCACGGTTACAGATGGCAGGACCGATACCTTGGTTTTTACGATTCGGGAAGCGAGCAGGGTGCATTTACATTTACGCCGAGCGAAGGTTTTATCTGGTATTCGTCGTATGCCGATTACGGATACTCTGACCCCAAAACTGGAGATGTGTATTTGATGGGCTCGGGATCATTGCTTCAGTGGGCCACGGGTACCGACATTGCGTATCAATGGAAATCAAAGCCGTTTGAGAATAGCTGGGGTGATCGGCCGGGTGTTGCAAAAATTCGAGCGCGATCCTACCCGGTGACGTTTAACTACTATGCAGATGGTGTATTACGAAAGTCCTTATCTGTTGCATCCCCCGCCTCATTTCGATTACCTACAGCATACCATTCCAATTTTTGGGAGGTCGAGGTTACAGGTTTAAATTCAGTCACCTCTATTCAAATTGCTAGGAGTAAATCAGAGCTGTGACCAACGGTTTTGGCAATATCCCATTAAATATAGAGCCTATACTCAAACGCCTGCTCGATGGACTCAAAGAAACCGCAGAAGTCGGTGAGGGCGTTCGAGGAAAAAACCCGCTAAAACGGTATGTAAAAATTGAAGATCTAGTCGATTTGAATCTGGCCAGAATTTTAACCGTCTCACCTAGTACTGGTTTTATATCTGGCAGGAATCTGGTAGGCAACACTGCCGGCAGATCCGAGGTACCGCCGACTCCAACAGGGTTTGCAGCAAGCTCTGGCTTTGATCACGTTTTTCTCAGTTGGACGCCACCAACAAAACTGTATTCGAACCACGCCAAAACGTTAATTTATCGAGGTACAGAGGACAATATTGCTAATGCAGTGGTTATCGCGGAATCGAACGGTTTTGTTTGGGCAGACTTCAATTTGTTGCAGGAAGTTGAATATTACTACTGGATACGGTTTGAAAGTATTCCAGCATTGCCGGGTGGTGACGGAATAAAGGGCCCGTACAACTCGGCACTCGGAACAGTTGCCAGCAGATCAATGACGCCCACTGAGTTCCTTGAAATAATCAAAGACCAAATTGAACGCACACACCTTAGCGAAGCACTAAACGCAGAGATTAACGACATACAGCTAGACGTTGTAGCTCTTGAAACAGTGTTTGGTGATACAGAAAATTCAGCTCAGAATGCTGCCGCTGCAGCCAACGCTGCAGCAGACGCTATTGAGGCTAGAACTCAGGCCATCATTGCTCAAACACTGGCTGAAGCTGCGCAACTTGGGTCCGAGGTCGCACAAACTGCCTCTGAAACCGCATTAATAGCAACAACGGCCCAAGCTACAGCAGCATCCACAAGTGCGACAGAAGCTCTAGCTGCATCAAGCGCGTCGCAATCAGCCGCGATTGCATCTACAAGCGAAAGGATAGCCGCTGAAGCTGCCAGAGACTTGGCGGACGGCTCTGCAGCTGCAGCGGTTACCAGCGAATCAAACGCCTCCGGGTACGCTACGGATTCTGAAGCGGCTGCATCAGCATCGCAATCGTTCAGCGTAACAGCTGAATCTGCGCGTGATTCTGCAATAGCTGCTCAAAATCTATCGGGAGATTCCGCTACCGCATCAGCCGCAAGCGCATCAAGCGCAGCGACCAGCGCAACCGAAGCTGAAGACAGTGCCAGCGCTGCCCTAATTTCAGAAACCAATGCCGGCACCAGCGAATCGAACGCTGGGACATCAGCCTCCCAGGCCTCGACATCAGAAACAAATGCTGCAGGCTCCGCATCTTCAGCATCCATGGCTGAAACCAACTCAAGCCAAAGCGCTAGTGATGCTTCTGGCAGCGCCACAGCAGCCGCCAACTCAGCATCAACCGCGTCCACGGCAGTTACCGATGCGACCAATTCTGCCCAAGCCGCCGAAGCATCGAAAGTTTCCGCCGAATCAGCAAGTAGTGATGCGTCAAACAAAGCTGCTGCAGCATCTACGAGCGCAAGCCAGGCCCAAACCGAAGCCAGTAATGCATCCAGTTCAGCGACATCAGCTATCGAAGCATCAACAAGCGCAAGTGCTTCAGAGTCATTGGCCCTTACATACAGCAACAGCGCCTCCCAAAGTGCGACCGATGCGGAAGGTTTTTCACAAGCTTCAGCGCAGGACTACACAGCAGTAAGTGCGCGACTTAATGACTTCAGTAATTCTGGCGCGACGGTAGAGCAAAGCATGATTGCCAGCGCAAATTCACTCGGGGAAATGAATTCACAATATCGAGTCAAAATAGACGGTGGCTCAATCGCTGGGTTTGGTTTGTCGTCAGAGTTAGTCGATGGTAACTATGTAAGCACTTTTATGGTTCAGGCAAATAGGTTTTTTGTCGGCTCATACGCAGGTGAGATAGAGACTCGAAGTGTAACGCTTGATCAGGACATTACAGAAGACGGCTCTTGCTATGTAGAATCAAAATCAAACCACAACCTAACCTCTGGCGATGAGGTTGTAGCCGTGAATGCCGATCAAGAGGGGTGGCGCGACGGCGAAAGATTTGAAGTATATGTTCAGGACTCAACTCACTTTTCATTTGATTTTGGTTGGCAAGAGGGGCGAGTACTTACCTCATCTATGTTGATTAACGGCAATAAGTTATTGAGCCTTACCCGAGTAGGGGTAGTCGCCACGGCAATTTTTGCTTTACCCTCGTCAACAAATGGACTACTGATAGGTCAAGAAATATCAATAACAAACGTAGATGAGAGCGAGTGGCTTGGGCGGAAAGGGCCGATATTGTCAATTTCTGGTACCGCTATCACCTTCACTTGTGATGGGACGGAACGCGTATCACCAGAGGCTTCAGTTCGATTTAGAAAGATTACTGTGCCTTTCGCGATATACGGTGGCAACACTTACATAAACACAGCAATGATTCGTGACGCGACTATTGGTAGCGCAAAAATATATAGTCTTTCAGCAACAAAAATAACTGGATTCGACGCAGCTTTTTTCTACGCGAATATAAACACGCTCGACGCGACTCAGATCACCGTTGAAAACCTTACAGCTACTCATATCAATGGAGATATTCAAAGGGTCTTATCATTTACGGATTTAGATATTACTAGCTTGAACAATGCTAGCCCAGTGCCAATAGCATCCTCATTAATTCCAGCATCAACAGGAATTACAGGTCACAAGGTTGGCGTTAACCTGACGGGCTACATTGAAGATACAAGCACGGGTGAGGATAGGATGCTGGAAATTTCTGCTTACGCTCGTATAAGCAATAGCACCGCTGGCAGTTCGCACACAGAAAAAGGCCCAGGAACAGTTACAACATCGCTAATTTTTCACTTCAATACTCTGTCAGAGCTAAATGCAGTTGACATCCAGATTGGCGATACGGTTTCAAAGAGTGGTGCGAGCGCATTAGTAACTGGCTCGCTTATTGGTTTTGAAGATGACGGAGATCCCGAAGATCCTCAAGTCGATTACTACACGCTAACTTGTTTCACCACCAATCGAGTCGGAACAATTACTACCGGTGGCACAGTTACTGTCACAAGGCCGAACTGGAGCAAACTTGGCTCCATGCTTGTACCTACGAGCACCCAAAAAACCGTTCCTTATGCCTTTAATGGTGTCAGTTCTTCGCGCTACACAACAAATGTTGACATTGAAATTCGGGCTCAAATCTTCACTACAGCAATGACCCCAACTTCAACTTCCAGCTATGACAACATAACTACCACTGGTTTCGTATTCGGATTACGCTAATGTTTGTTCAATTTAAGAATGGCTCAATCGTTACCGGCCCGCAATCGGAGGCGCCGCTCAACGATAAGGGGACCATTGCAGACGACTGGTATCCGTACATTCGTCCAGGCCTAAAAACATCACGATTACAAACTTTGTCAGTCGTACTGGCAGAGAACGTTGTGTATGGCGAATGGCTAGGATCGGCTGACCCTCTCGATGAACCTGTAATAAATGGGTACATTCGGACTTGCGGGCTTCTCATTATGGAATACCCATTAGCGACGTCGAGTGGTGAGGTCTTTCAGTTTGACGCTGAATCAGAACGAGCGATGACTGCCCAAGTAAAGTATTTGCTGGCCAACCCCGGCGAAACTATTCCTTGGGTATTGCTTGATAACTCTACTGTTACAGTAAATGCGGCGAATTTGCAGGGTTACTTGGCTGAGTTGAGCCTATTAAAAGCGACAAGAATGGCAACGATATTTGCAGAATACCGAATACTTAAAAATAGCGGTACCGCAACTGAGCGCGATCTTAAAGCCTGGCGGGAGAGCTATATCATCACATGAATAAAAGCCCGTATGTAATGGTTTCAGCCTCAAAGCTAATTGAATACGAAAAAGCTATAGGTGATATTGGGGGATCAGTAAATGACCCCGATCTTTTCAAAACCATCGAAAAAGCCTGCTGTAGAAAGCAGGCTTTTTTGTTTGAGGTTCAGGAGGGGATGGTAGTGGTTAGACCGGTGGGTGAGAGCGGTCTTCTTTTATGGGTTGCTTATACACGGGATAAAGCGGATTTAGCCGAATATCAATTTGAGCTGGAGCGCATGGCACGATTTATTAATGCGACATACATAGAGCTTTGGAGCATTAGAAAAGGTCTTTATCGGATACTTCCCAAATTTGGTTACACGCCTCGGTTTGAGAAGTATAAGGAAACACCGATTACTGTGTGGAAAAAAACATTATGAATACAATCGACGATTCTGATTTTATTGACTCTGCTTTAGAGCTGAATCGATTTGAGCCAATAGACTATTTTTCCCGGCTCGGGTTTAGCTCAGTTTTTTATAAAGGCGCGGAAAAGGCCAAGGAAACAAAGCTGGAAAAAGAGCACGCTAAGATAGCGACTGAAAAGTTTGAACTATGGGAAAAGGATTTTGAGCCACTTATCCATGAGTTTTCTTTACAGAATGAAGAGCTGAATACTGAATCAGCACAGAAATATAGTACAGGCTCGGCTGGATCTTCGGTATCTGCAAATTTCGGAAAAACGGAAGACCGGCTTGGGTTGAATTTAAATGCCAGTGGTGTTAACCCCAATAGTGGAAAATCAAAAACAACGAAGGCGGGATTGATCGATGCACAAGGCGTTGCTTCAGGAGAAAACCAAACGCGAACAGCAATAGAACTGGAAGATCAGTATGTGCAAGGTCTTGGTAATGTTTCAGCGATGGGGCGCGGTGATGCGACCACTGCACAGACAGGTATGTTGGGTTTGGCTCAACTTAGTGCAAACAAAGCCGCTAATGATGCCGCTGATGCATGGAATAGTGAGTCTGCTACAAAGCAAGCTGTTGGGTTTGGATTGGGAACTGCTGCAAACGCATGGTCGAGTCCGAAAACAACTGATGATCCATTTAATGCCAAAAAAAATGTAGATTACTCAAAAGAAGCCGCAAATGAATTTGATTGGTGAACGGGGGGTATATGAGCAATAGCTTTGAGAAAGTCCTTGTGGGTAAGGCGTTTGGTTTGGCTGATGATAAAAAAGAACACAGTTCTAAAGCTTCGGCTAGCGATAGAATGGCCGCGCTTTATCGTGATCAGTGGAGTGGCTGGAAGAATAAGTTTCTAAAATATGATAAGCAGCTTATAGGCCTAGCTTCGGGGCAGGAGGACAATATCCAAACTGAATCCTTAGCACGGGATTCTGTAACACGCGGATTTGAAGTTGCGCGAGAAGATGGCCGGATTGGTCGTGAGAGACTTGGCTTGTCTATGTCTAATGAAGAACAAAATTATATCGATAAGCAATCTAAAAAATCGGAAATGACTGCGATGGTTACTAACGTCGGTAAGGCCAGATTACATGCGGATGATCGAGACAAACAAATACTTTCTGGTGGAATGGCCACTGGTTTGAGTTCCAATCAATTTCAGGGTGTATAGCCATGGGTTACGGACTTGTAAGCAAAGGTGCTGGTTTTAAGCGGGAAGGGATGAAAGGCCTCAATGACGTTGCCGTAATGGAAGAAAAACGAAATATGCAGAATCAACAAATTGAATCTGCAGAAAAACAATCAAAGGCAATGGGTGCAGGGACTGGTGCAGCCTATGGCTTCATGGTGGGTGGCCCGGTCGGCGCGCTCGTAGGTGGTGTGGCTGGCTGGGGTTTATCTTAAGGGGACTGTGATGAGTAAGGGGTTGAATACAGCGAGTTTTGTGACGGGCATCATGCAAGGCGCTAACTTTCACGAAGATCTGCAAAATAGCAAACAGATGCGGGGGCTGCGCGATTCTCAGAATGACCGTAGTGAGCGGATGATGGATATACGGGAATCCGAGCACGATGGCCGCATGAGGAACTTGAGCTTGAATCAAGATAGTGCAGAAATGAAGAATCAGGATGCATTGTTTAAGCTTATTGGTAAGCAGTTGATATCCATGGATCGATCGGGTGCCGTTGAATATAGCGAAGGCGAGGAAGCCATATTAAGCAAAGCGCCAAACCTCTCTTTGGATTTTATTATGGGCGAAGATGTTGGTAAGGCTTTGGAGAGTAGTAAGCGCGTTATTAATTCCGACGATCCTACGCTTATAAATTCCCCAGAAGGGCTTCATGCCATCAATACTTTGTTTCCTGAAATCAATGCCGGAGCTGGTGATGGTCGTACAAGGCAGGTTGTTGGGGTTTACCCGGGCAAGGAAGAGGGAAAGCTAGTTTTTGATTTGTCAGTAGAGGGTGAGGCTGAAGGTAAGCCACTCACTGTTCGTCGAAGTGCTGATCAGGATGATCCTGTAAAAGAGGTGGACGTTGGTGACTTGGTTGGCAAGGTTGCTAGTACTGGGAAACTACGACAAATACTAAGTTCACCTAAAGGTCGTGAATTTTTTAAGCAGTATTACCAAGACGGACAGCAAGAGTTTGGCGATATCACAACCGATAGTAATACCGGCGTGTCCGGTCAGTATGAAAAGAACACAAATCGTTTTATGCCTGTAGGTGGTGGTCGAGGAGGTCGTGGTGGTAGCGGTATGACTTCCAGGCAGAAAGACTACAATTTTGCTGTTAACGTTTTGGGTATGCCTGACGCCCAAGCAAGGGATTATGCTTTCTCTGATTCAACTCCTGAGGAGCGTGCTGACGATTACGCAAAAAAAATGCTCCAGTTTGAAAAAGAGAAGAATGAATTTAATGATGAGTATGATCCAGCTTCTTCATATGAAACCCATAGAGATACATTCTTAAAGAAATACCATAGCTATGATCAGGAGCAGAAAGGCCCCGGTGGGGAGCCGTCAGGAAGTGGTGTTGATGATTTCCTTAGTGAGTGGATCGTGTCACCTGAGGGCGCCGCTGCTGATCCCAGTACCGTGAAAGAGTCGGGGGCGAGTGGTGATACCGAAACTGCCGAACAATCAGCCGAGAAGCCAGCAGAACCGACTCAGCCAAAGCGAGAGCTTAGCCCAAAGGAAGAGGGTTTGCTTAATCAGTATTTGAGTCTACGAAGCAAAGTTAGGGCTGGAGGCACGCGTAAAAATCCTCAGGGAAAGAATCACAATGAAATGAAAAAAGATATGGCCGACCTTGAGGAGTTGCTGGGCCACTACGATGTTGAAATCCCCGAGGAAGATAAGGTGACCTTCAACGCGCCGAACAACCGAAAAAAGCGTGCAGAAAAGTCATCACGCCAGCGAGACAAGAAAAAAAATGATCGTATCGCAGCGCTAGAGGGAAAATTTAGTCCAGCTACAGGACTTGCAGACGCAAGGTGACTCCAGAGTAAAAGCGTCCGTAATCTATTTTTGCTCCCCCCCCCCATTCAAAAAGGCAGAATCAATCCATGAAATGGAACGAAATCGCTGAATCCGAAAAATATCAAAATCTCCCTCCCGAACATCAATCCGCCGCACAAGATAAGTATTTCAACCAGTTTATTGCTCCCAGGCTGCAAGATAATCAGGTCGAGCCTGTACGGGCCCGGTTTACTGAGCTGGCTAACCCGGGTAAAACGCTGGAGGCGCAGAACGACCCTGATCAGGACGAGGTGGGCTATTGGAGTAATAATCTTCGCCTACTTGGCGAGCGTGCCACAGATATCGGCGGCAACCTTGCGGGGTTTGTATCCCAGTCTGGCGAATACATGGAAGACAATGTTGTTGGGCTTGGTGGTTTTGTTTTTGAAGAAGGTAAAGCCTTTCCTCGTTACGTTGGCGGTGAAAAGTGGAAAAAGCTCAGTGAAGGCGGCATGCGCGATATGGTCCGAGATGCTGGCCAGTCAATGCGTGATATCGAACTCGGCGGGGAGCACCGTCATACACCTAAACAGATTAAAGCAGAATGGAAAGAGGGTGATTATTTGGGGGTTGCGGGGGAAGCCGGCGCCTACATAGGTGAAACCTTCACGCAGTCTGTAGCCGATATGGCCGCGATCATGGCCTCACTTCCTACCTATGTACTGTCCTTCTCATCCCAGCTTGGTCAGGATCGAGCAAAGAATAAAGGAAAAGAGCAAGCAGATATTACGGACACTATGGAAGCCATGCCCTTTGCCATAGGTTCAGCACTGCTTGAGCGAGTGGTTCCATCGCGAATGCTTAAATCGATTACGGGTAAACAAAAGCAGCAAATTGGTAGCGAGGTTGTTAAAACAGTAGCGCCCGGTATTCGTAAAAAGGTATTACAAGGAGCTGGTACCGAAGCGCTCACCGAATTTTTACAAGAAGGTGTTTTGGAGTACGTGGGTACCAAGTGGGGTACTGAAGCTAAAATGTCGCTTGGTGAAGCGGTTGAACAGGGTGCTTGGGCTTCTCTTGCCGGTGCTGGTGGCGGTGCGTTTATGGGTGGCATCGATGGAGCATTTGCCAAAGCTCCACAACAAAATAAAACCCCCGCAGACCAGGCTAAAGAACTTGAGGACGAGATTACTCATGAGTCGGGATTTGAGCTTGAAGAAGAGCTTGATCTTGATGCAGAGCTGGAACGTCAAGAGCAGGAACTTACCGGCCTAAAAAAGGCGCTAGATGAAGTGCAGTCCCGTCAACGCGCGCGCGCTGAAATGGCTGAGCTGCAAATTGAAGAGGCCCAAGAAATTGAAGCTGAAGTTCAGCAAATAAAGCTCGCTGGCAACGAATCTGATTTCCGCTCGCTCCCTGACATCATTGCCGCGGCTAAAGTAGAGCGGGAGTCGAACTTTGATTTGGGCGAAGAAATTCGGAGCTTGGAGGGCATAGTCCATGAGGACCGAAAACAGTCTCAAATGGAGCAGATGTTCACTGAGCGCGAAACTATACCTGAAACTGATCCTGTGCAGTTGGAAGTAGACGCAGCTGCAGCGCCATCGCTGAAGTACCTTGCGTCTAAATACCGAGGGAAAACTGAAAAACTTCAGCAAAGCATTGTAGGTAAAAAAACAACTCCTCCTAATGGCGTTATGCGCGATGCCCTGTCTGCCGCTCTTGGAGATGTTACTGCCAAGGATGTTGGTGAGAACACCAAAAAACGGCAGCGTATTCAGTGGAATAAGGCCATGCTGCACGCCCCCGTACAGGAGGCCGTTAAACGCCCACATTTTAAGACTATTGATACCAAGGTCGACGAGTTGTTGGTCGCCATTGCCAAGCTTGGTGGCTTGAATATGGAGGAGGCCAAGACACAAGGTATTGACCCTGAACACTTCCGAGATCGAGTGGGTTGGAGAAATCCGTTTAGAGCGAACGGCACTTCATTCGATGCAATGGCCGAAAAGCTTAGTCAATTTGGATACTCTGATTTTTCAGCAAATAATTTACTTGATAAGGTTTCGCTCTCGCTGGGCGGTCAGCCACAGTACACCCCTGAAGGGGTTGAGTATCAAGCTGAACAAGCTCACCTTGAAGACCTTCGATATCGAGCCTTGGACGAGGGTGATCAAACCCCTTTAGAGGGGGCTTACGATTCCGAGGTCGAAAGTTCAATCGATGCTGAACTGGATGCTAAAATTAAAGTCGCTGGTCACCTTGTAGATGACGCCATAAATGCTGGCGTGAATTTAGATGATATTCATGCAGCGGTATATAATGACTCACTGAATTGGGCCGAATTGGCCGGCAGAATTAAAGCACTAATTTCAAACGCAAGAGAGGCGAAATATGCAGAAGCCCAAATCCATGCCCCGAGGCAAAGCGATTCTGACGCACGCACTGGCGATCAGGGTAGACAGGGAGCAGAAGGCGAGTGGGAAGCAGAGTTTGCCCGAGCAGAAGGTGCAACCCAGCTCACCGAAAGAGAAGCCGAATCCCTCTTAGGCCTGTTTGATGGCCCCGTAGCACTACTCGAGCACAAGCCTGACCCCCTTCTAAATTCCTATTCGGAATCCGACC